CTATAACGACTTTCAACATTCATACCAAGATCCATTAAATCTTCATATGCACTCATTGCTTTGTCTGCAACTTCGTTAAGTTCTTTATCAGCCATTTCTCCTAGGCCTTTAACCTGTGGTAATGCAGAAGATATTTTATCTAATTCTGCAATATCTCTAAATGCTTCTGTGCGTTCTAAATCGTGCTTTGTTTGTTCTGCTTCTTGGGCTTCGGCCTGATCTATAATCTCTTTTGAATCAGGCAAGTTTAAAAGATCTTCTAATTTTTTAGTCATTGTACTTCCATTAACTGCTACTATTATTTATCGTCTTGTGCCGTTATGAAAAATATCAGCTTCTGTAACTATTCTAAAATATATACCTTTTTGCTTGCACCAGGCTCGCGCAGCTTCCCATTTTGCTTGGTTAATAACATAGTGTGCTTGGTTAGCTCTGCTACGTCCTAATTTTTCTTTTATTGCTTGATTACTAGGTTTAACTTCTATTAGTTCTACACGTTTTTTACCACCTTTATCCGAGTATACAATAAAGAAATCAGGAACATATATAGTGTGTTTACCTGTTAACGGATTACGATAAGGTATGCGTACTGCTTCACTTGCCCATTGATTAACACTAGGATGTTCGTCGCAAAACTTCATAAAGGTAAATTCCCATCCAGAACGGTATGTAGGAGTTTTGTTACCTACGTATTTTTCTGGGTTTTTGAGATTAAATTTACCTTGTGCAAAATGTGCCATTATACAATTATTTGACGCTGCTCAAATAGTTGTTTGACTTCAGGAATTCTGTATCCTAATGTACTTACTTTACTTCTATTTAAATTTAAAATTTGTGCAACTATATTACTCAATTGAACGTCATTAACGCCTTTAAGTGTATCAATTAATTGGAATACTGATATTTCGTCAATTTCAGCCTGTTGTAGTAATATACTAGCAGTATTTACAGCAGCAATTTTATCAAATCCTCTTTTCAAAAAATAACCAATTACTGCATCAACTTCTGATGCATTATATGATATTTGTCTATTATAATAGTTATTAAAAAACTTTTTTGTAAGTTCTTGACTTTCTTGTTTTGGATTATCCGATGAAGCAACCATTATGTTAAAATTCCTTTTGCTGCATCAATTGCATTCTTTGCAAAAGATGCTAATTTTTTATTAGATCTAATATTGTTAACTAATCCGTCTGTAATATCTTGTTGTGCTGTGTTACTTAATGCATTATATGCCGCAGTATTAATTCCTGGTACTTCGCCTGTATTGATCGAACGGCTTACAAAACTTCTAGTTGCTGAAGGTGATCTAGATAGTTCTGTAATTATAGATTCAACATTTGCAACATTAGTTCCTGCATTTAAAACTGAAGATACAGAATTATTTTGTCTTAACGGAACAATAATTTGTTCTAATACACCAGGCTGGTTATTAACGTTAGTACTAGTTGAAGATGCTCTACTAGCAGTATTAGCAGCTCTTGCAATAAGTCCGCGCGGCGCATAATTAGTTGTGTTTAAAAGTCTAGGTACAAGATTATATCGTTCCCCAATATTTTGATCTGCGTATCCAATTGGACTAGGTGTATTATCGTAGCGAGTTTCTTCTGATGTAAAATTAGTAGGTTCTCCAAAATCGCCTATGTCGCCTTTATCGTAGAGCACTGCTTCGTATGCAACAGTAATTGTATTTTCTACAACTCCTGCACCATCTGCATATTCTAAATCACCGTGTTGCCAAGCAGATAGTAAAGGATTTACTAAAGTATAACTAAACCATTGTTGTCTTGCAAGTTGATAGATTTTTATATATTCAAAAAATGGAATTTCGTGTGCAGTGGATTGTTTTTGTACATTTAATCCGTAACTAGGAACTTTTTCTGCAAACTTGTCTCTAGGATTATAGGCACCGCCTCTGTTTATATCCTGTGAACCATCAACATAATACCATTTATAATATTCTTCTAACATAGATCTAGTTGCACCAATATTATCATCGTGAAACACAATTCTAATATCTTGATAGTCTAGTCTAGTTTGTACATTCTTTTTTCTATTGTACTGTTGTTTATTTTCAATTGATGCTCTAAAAGACGGTAAATCTAACATTTTTGCTAGTACGCCAATTTCTTTTTGAAACTTAAATGTATTATATAACGATGCATCTGCAACAGCTCTACTAGGCTGAAACACAACGTGATAAAGAAACTTTTGCTTAGGCGCAAAAGAATGGCCGTATTCAGTAAACAGCTGATGTGCGTGTCTTGCGTCACGTAAGTGAACATCAAGGTTTACATTTACAAGATATGGATCTAGAGTACTCATAATAATATTTATCTAGTAATAAAATATGCGTATATAAAAAAGCGAGAATTGAATTAACAATTCCCGCTTTAGTATACTAACGCCAATCTGTTTAGATATTAGCCAGTAACTGTTGTACCACCAGTTGCTGCATTTGTAGATCTTAGTACTGGTTCGCCAATACCATTAAAGTCTTCATCTGCACCAAATTGGATTGCATTGTCGTAACGAATGCTTAGTGTTGTTGTTACTGGATCGTTTGTAGCATATGCTAGTGTATTGTAGTTTGCTGACTCAATGTAGCATCCTACTAGATGGAAACGATCAATTACATTAGCACCTGTTGCACCATTACCGCCATCTAGAATTTCGATTCTAGTTTGGAACTTGTAAGTACCACTTGATACTGCGCTTGACTGCTCAAAGAAGTCAAACTGTCTTTGTAACTGCTGACCAACAATTTTTTGTACGTTGTTGTTTGCATCTTCACGTAGTGTCAATGTAATCGGTTCCCAAGTGTGCTTACCTGCAAGATATGTTCTTGAGTTATAAGCATCAATTGTGATTTGTTCAAACGATAAGTTTGGACGGGTTACATCAACTACCTGTCTTGAAATTTCCCTAGTACCATCTGCGCCGCCAACAGTTCCAAAGTTATCTAAAAATACACGGAAGCGATATTGTAGCTTCGGCATTAGTAGTGAACTATTAGATCCGCCGCCTTCAGTTGGTATACTAATATTTGTTAAAGTTGTGATTGGCATTCTTTATCTCCTAATATAAAGTATTTATGCATATTTGGACGGGAATTTAATCCCGTCCGTTATATACGCACTTAACCTAGTGCCGCTATTTCACCTGTGTTCTTAATTCTCAATGGAATGTAAATAAATTCAATTGCTTTCACCGGCTCAATTGCAATATCCAACCATAACTCGTTACGATCGATTCTTGCTGGTGTGTTATTTGATTCATCACAAACTACTAAGAAGTCATATAGTGCTCTTAGACCTACTAGTTCTAGTAGCAACGCATCTGCTGCTGCTTTTACCTGGTCACGTGTAATCTTATCGTTTGGTTCAAATAAGTATGGTCTTGCTAGTAATTCTAGCTGTCCACGTAAGTAAACAATCAAACGTGCTACGTTTACACGATCTAGCGCACTTGCATTTCTTGCACGAGTCTTTTGACCAAATACAACTAAACCTGCACCACTAATAAATGTGATTGGGTTTATGTTGTTGCTGTATAGTGTATCACGCTGTCCTGTGTTTAATGCTACGCTCTGGAATTCACCTTCGCTTGTAACATATCCACTTGCTGTAGCATTAGTTACACCACCGCGTCTTGTACCTGCTGGAGCAAACCAGGGGAACGCAACTTGGTCGTTAAGTATAATAGTACGTAGTGCCATATGACTTGGGGGAACAACAATGTTATTACCTGCATTGTCACTTGTAAAGCCCCAAGGATAATACATTGCCATATACTCGTCACGGCTAACTGCGCCATCATCGTTATCTTCAACTGCTAGATTAACGTTAGTTGCCCATTCATTTAATGAAGTTGCATCTGGTGTTAGTCTTGCTGGTGTATCACCTACAACAAACGCTGTTAGTCTGCGATCGTAATTTAGTGTAATCATTTCACCAATTAGTTCTGGATAACCCGGTGCTGCAATCAAGTTAAACTGACGACTTTCTTCGTCACGGATGTCTTGGTTGCTGTTAACAGTTGCTTGTAATGCTTGTATAACACTCTTACGCTGTGCGTGACGTCCAAATGTACCTGAACCATCTTCGTTGTTACCTGAATCAGTTACCCAACGATGTGGATAGTAAAGTTCCATTGCTTGATCTTCTAGATCTCCACTTAAACCAGTTACTTGGAAACGTCCGTTGTCTGCTGATGTATCAATGTAGTTACGCTCAAAACGCTTAACATTAAATCCACTTCTACGAGTGTTCCAAAGTAGCATCCCTTCTGGATATAGTGCTGGATCTGGAGCATCTGGATCTAGATAATCGCTTACTAGTAACTCGTCAATGTCTGCTGCATCGCTGTTTGATCCAGCATTACTCCAACGAGCATCTGCAAATAGCATACCATTTTCTGTGGTTTGATCTGATTTATCTAGTAACACCCACTTGCTTAAAGTTGCATTATAACGGTGTACACGACCATACTCTTCAATGTTCGAAGTGTCAACCCATAAATCACCTTCAACTAAAGAACTTACACCGTCAGTTTGTGTAGAAGGTTCTGTAGCTGAAACAATTGGGCCTGTAGCATTTGAATCAGGATATACTGTTAAGTACCCTTGCCATCCGCTTGCTCCTGCGTGTACTAGCATATCAACTTCGTCAACTACTGAACTATACCATAATTCGCCGTCTGCTGTTAAACTTGCAGGTGCATCGTCTTTTGCAGTTGCTTCTAAAGGCATCCAGTTTGATGCAACTAGGTCGTTTGTTGCGTCACCTGTTGGTGCTGTATAAAGATTTGCTTTTTTGTTTGAGCCTGTTGCAACAAACCCAGCTAATCCTAAAACACCGTCGGTATCAGCAATTCTAATATCTCCGCCTGTTTTATGCTGTATTACAATTTTATTTGACGCATCAACAAGTGCAACAATATTTGTAAACCCTGCTGCGTTAATACCTGCTGCAATTTTGTCTGCATCTGTACTTGCACCAAGTGTAACAACATTAATAGTCTTTGTTGATCTATTTAAACTACCTGCTGTAGTTTCTTCTAAATCAAAAGAATATGTACCTGATGTTAGTTGTGTAGTAATTTTATCACTTGTTATGCTTGTTGCGCCGTTTGCTGTTCTAACATATGCTTGGAAGTCACCTAAAATTGGATCTTCTTCTTCGATATTAGTTTTAATATATACATCGCCTGCAATCAAATTTGCACCACCACCTGATTTATCAAGGTTGAATAGTGCTGCTTCTGGTGTAGCAAATACAGGAGAGTCTACTGATTCCCATAATTGTGTGTCAGCATTATATTGTTTTACACTAAAGTCTGCGCCGCCGTTTGGCTGTGTAGTTTTAAACCATAAAGAACCTGTTGGTGCATTTGCTGCGCCGCCATCTTTATATGCAGGAACGCTTGTGTGCGGAGCAATAGTAATTTTTGGAGCAGCATATGTGCCTGTAATAATACCTAGTGCGCCACCATCTTCAGAAGCAGTATTTTCGTCGCCTACTAGTGCGCCTGAGCCTGTTTCAATTACAATATCAACACCTGTTGAATATAATTCTAATGCACTATCTACAACTGCTGCTGATACACCCGGAATACCGCGACTGTTAATATCACTTGCTAATGTTGTAATAGTTGTTCCTGATGCAGTAACATCGAGATTGTTGATTGTCATTGTATCGCCTAGTGCAATACTTACTGGAGTTTTTGTGCCTCTTACTGCTGGCCAACTTGCTTTCCACGCTGTTGATCCAACACGTACCCAATCACCTGCAGAGCCAGCCGCTGTACTATTGCCAGGTGTTTTATAAAATACTTTGAATCTTGTAGCATCTTCGCCTGATGCAATAGTTGCATCAATAGCATAGTCGCCAATTTGTCCAATTGATGTTTTTGGAGCTGAGGTACTTGAATCAATATCCGATGCTTCAGTAATTACTGTTCTTGCAACAGTTGAGAAACTTTGTCCGCCTGTTGTTGTAACTGCTGCTCCGTTCCATTCTAATATACCGAACGCAGATGTTTGCGTATCGATCCAAAATGCGCCAGCTGCCGGTTCGCCGCCTGGTGCATCTGATTGTGCTTCTAATTTGCCTAAGTCAATATCTGCTCTAACTACATACGCTCTGTTAGATACGCCTAAAACTGA